ATGCCGCCGCGAAGGCAGAGCGTCGGCGTCATATTGCCGGGGTTCGACAAGCGGTCGGTGTCCACGAGCTGGAAACAGGTTTTGAAAGCCGACGATTGCGGTCGGTCGATCCATAACGGCAACGCCAGGCCTTCGCCGTTCTGTAGCACGGAGCGGAACATCAGGGTAGTAAGGCCGGTAAAGGTGAGCTTGCCAGCTACGTCGATGGCGGTCGAATCGGCCCACGCTTTCCACAACGATTCCACATCCCGACCCCAGGCTTCCGCCCAATCGGCGTCTTTGCCCAGAGCCCGATAGTCGGGCCACGCGGAAAGGCGCAGCGCGGTGCCGATCACGTTGTCGAGGATGGTCTGAAACGCTCCTGCCGCTACGCCCGTGTTGCGGTCCAGATCGCGCGACCGGGCCACGAGCGTGCCCATGTCGCTCAGGAGTTCCGCGTCAGCCGCGGCGCGGATCGGCAGCCAGTTGGACATCTGCTTGCGGATCCACGAGGCCCCGGTGTATGGCGTGTCGCGGTAGCCGTAGCGCCCGTAGCCATAGCCCATGCCGTAGTTCCAGGCGCCGTCTGAAGACTGGCCGCGCAGGCCGCCGAAGAGACGCGAAAGGAACCCTGGCTTCTTGGCTAGGTGCTCCAGCGGATTCGAGGGCGGCGGTGTTTGGGGCTGCTCGGGTGACATGGTTTGCTTCTATGGCCAGCCGTAAAAGCTGATGGGTTTGCGCACGTTTACGCCGCTGCTGCCATAGCCGCCGCTCGCGCCAGCGGTGACAACTCCATTTAGATAATCGATCAAGCGCTGCAGATCGGCGGCATTCGTGGCGTTGAAAGTGACCCGGCCCAGTTGCGGGGTTTCGACCCCGGAGGGCATCTGTCCGATGAGCAGGTTGAAGTAAGCCTGCTGCGCCTGCGTAAGCATGGTCTGGGCCTGATCCGGCGTCAGCCCACGCAGGGCCACTTTCAGGTCCATCGGCATCGGGGCATTGGAGCGATAGGGCGGCGTCATATTTTACCTGCAATCAAATCAGTCCAGGTGACGTGAAGCGGAACTCCTCCGTGAATTCCACCTTCCGGCCCGATACGATAGGCGTAAATCAAAATCGCTTGTTCTCCGTGTCTGACCTCAACGCTAATGCCCCCGTTAGGTGTCCGTACCAGAACGACGTACGTCTCCTTCGCGGTGGCCAATGCTTCGGCGGTCGGTGCCAGTGCTCCATTACCGTCCCAATTCGCGCTGAGGTTCATGAGTGCTTCAACCTGGGTCATAGTTATTCCAGAAAACTGTCCGTGTTGGCCCCGTGTGACCGGAACTCCGGCATGGGGGTCTGGCCCTTCGAACCCAGGCCGGTTTTCCCGCCCACGGCGGCACCGGCCCGCAGGGCGGATTCGATCTCGTCCCAACGTTTCTCGGGAAAGACTTCCATGCGCAGCACCGCCGCTGCCGCGCGGGCATAGATCCGGCAGTCGAGCGCCTCGTTGCGGTCGCGGCGCTTTTCCCATTTGGTTGTCGTGCGTCCCGCCGTCGTGTGCGTAATCAACTGTTCGGCGCAAAGCTGGTCGAAGAACTCTTTGCCGTAGCCGGGGAAGTGGCAGAAGCCCGCTGGCCAGGTGTAGCCGGCCGCTAAGTCGGGCACCGCAAGGCGAAGCGCACGGTACAACTCTTCCTTGCCGATGGAGGTATTCACGGGCCACAACCGCACGCCGCCACGCACGACGCGGCCGCCTGCCGTCACATCCATGAAAGACGGCGCGCCCACAAACGCCGAGATGTGCGAGTGACCATCGCCCTTGACGGCCATGACGCTCTGCGATCCCATGCGCCGCACCCATTCGTAAACGCGCATGGTGTTGAAGCCGGAATCGACGGCCAGCTTCTTGATGCGCAGCGCCCCGCCGTAGAAGCTCGGGAACTCCTCGTCGAGCATCTCCGCCAGCTTGGCCCACACCTCGGGCTGATTGGTGTTGCCTTCGAATACACGGTAATCGACCGACCACGATTCGCGGTTGCGGCCCCAGGCGACCACCTCGCATTCGATGCGGTTCATCTGCACATCGGCACCGGCTGTGAGGACGAGGCCGCCCTCGGGCACTTCGCCAATCGCGTAGAGTTCGCGCCGTTCGTAGAGACGGTCCACGTCGGGCACTTCGCCCTGATCGGCCCACGGTACACCGAGGACGGTATTGTAAAAGGCCTGCAACTTCTCCGGTGACACCATGCTCTTGTCGCGCATCCGCATGATCTGGGTCCAGGAGAGCCACCCGACTGGCGAATAGTAGCTGGATAAATGGAATCCTTTGGTAACTCCGTCGCCCAGACCCAATGAGCGCCACTCGCCTGCGGCCAGCATGATGGTCTTTTCGTGGTCGAAGATTTCCTTCTCGCACTCCTGACAGCGGTACGCCGCGCGGTGCGGCATCTCTTCCGACCATTGCAATTGTTCCGGCAGCAAGGTGATGAATACGCCGCACCGTGGACAGGGCACAAAGTAGTAGCACTGATCCGACTGGCTGAAGAACGTTTCAATGCGGCTGCGGCCTGCAATCGTGGGCGTTGACGCAATCAGGATTTTCTTGCGCCGGAAATTCGAGGTGCGGGCTATCGCCAGATCGCAGGGTTCGCCCTCGCGGTCGACATTCGCCGGATACGCATCCACCTCATCGAGAAACAAATAGCGCGCCGCCATCGAACGCAGGCCCTTGGCGCTATTAGCACCGGCCAGCACCAGGATGCCGCCGAGGAACTCTTTGGCCAGGATGGTGTTCCCCGAGTCGCGCTCTTTGGGGGATCGCACCAGCGTGCTCAGAATCGGGCAGTCTTCGATCAAGGGGCCAATGCGCTGTTTCGAGTTGCGCTTGGCCATGGTCTCGGTGGGCTGCACCACCAGCATGGGACCGGGCGCAAGATGGATCACGTAGCCCATCCAGTTGATCCCGGCTTCCGTGGCTCCAACCTGCGAGCCTTTCATGAAGACCACCCGCTCGCAGGGCGATTCCGGCATGAGCGCGTCCATGATGTCGCGCAGGTAGGGCGTGCGGCTGGTGCGCCACATACCGGGTTCCGGCGATGAGCGCGTCGTCAGAACCCGGTACTGATCCGCCCATTCGCTGATAGCCAGCTTGGGGTCGGGCCGCGCGCCCATGCGGCAGGCTTTGATCGTCGCCTCGTAAGCATTGGCCAGACCGGGCAGGGAAGCGTGCAGCGTGTTCCCTGGAGTGATCATGCCGCCAGCTTTCCCTCAGAGTAGGCGTCGAACACCTTGCGCAGTTCGGCTTCGAGTAAGCTCTGGCACGCGCCGATGTTCGATTCCCCGGCCAGCAGCGGAGCGATGCGCGACGGAATATTGAAGCACGCCTCGCGGATGGTGCGGAACTCCTGAAAGCGGGCGTTCTCGACATCCGCGGTGGGAGTGAGACTGCCTACCCGCTCCTCATAGCGCGTCTTCTTCAGCAGCGCCTCATATACCTGTGTCGACGCCCTGGCGCGGGCATAGGCCGTCGAGCGTGTCTCATCGGGCTTGGGAATATCGGCGTTGGGGATTTCCGGCAGCGTGCCGCTGAATTCCACAGGCTTTGCACCGCTGCCAGAAGACGCCGCGCGGTTGTTGTGGCCCTTCTCGTGATGGGTGGTCGCATGGAATTCCGCGATCGCTTGATCGAGGTCGTAAAGGCCGTCCGCGCCGGGTGTGATGCGTCCCGCCTGCATGGCAATGTGGACCGCCATGCGGCTGCGCTTCAGCGCCTTAGCGAGTTCAATTTCACCAACGCGGGCCATCGCGCTGATTCTAACGTGGAAAACTGTGTTTGACCAAATGCTAAATTCAAACAGGAGCAACGCGATGCCGCTCGACACCCAGACTTGGCCGGCAGATCAGGTGGAGCGATGGCCGCTCGCGAAGCTGGTCCCGTATGCCCGCAATGCCCGCACACACTCCCAGGAACAGATCCGGCAGGTGGCCGCATCCATGCGTGAATGGGGCTGGACGATCCCGGTCCTGGCCGATGAGCGGGGCGGCATCATCGCGGGACATTGCAGGGTGAGCGCTGCGGAGATGAACGGCTACGACGAAGCCCCTGTGATGGTAGCCCGCGGCTGGTCGGATGCGAAGAAGCGCGCTTACATCATTGCCGACAACAAGCTGAGTCTCAATGCCGGATGGGACGAAGAACTGCTGGGCCTGGAATTGCTGGAGCTGCGCGAGAGCGGCGTCGATCTTGGCTTAACCGGCTTCGCGGGTTCAGAGTTGGTCGCCCTCTTGCGCGAGGTGGAAGAAGCCCAGCCTCCCGATCTGCCGGATGGAGAGCGCACGCCATACCGGCAGATCACCTTTACCCTGCACGACGAGCAGGCCGCGCTCGTGGCCCTGGCGCTGGCTGCCGCCAAAGAAAAAGGGCCGTTCTCGCTGGAGCTGAATGAGAACGTCAACGGCAACGCCCTGGCGCGGATCTGTGAGGCGTACCTGTGACAGGAGTGCCCACGGCCAAGGATCTCCGCGTGGCTATCATCCGCTCCGCTGATGCCCACGCCTTCATGCGCAAGGCGCACTACTCGCATAAGAGCGTGCAGAATTCGCAGTTGCATCTGGGGGTGTTTCTCGGTACGCGCCTCGAAGGGGCGATGCAGCTCGGGCCGCCGCTGGATCGCCGCAAGCTGATCACGCTGGTGGCCGATACGCCTTGGACCGGCTTCCTCGAATTGAACCGCATGGCGTTCACGGACAACCTGCCGCGCAATTCGGAAAGCCGCGCGATCGCGGTGGCCATGCGCCTCCTGAAGAAACAGTTCCCGCAGATTCAATGGATCGTCAGTTTTGCCGACGCCACGCAATGCGGGGATGGTACGATCTATCGCGCGTCGGGGTTCGTGCTCACGGCGATCCGCGCCAACACCACCATCTGGGGAGGACCGGAGGGCGAGGTGATTACCAACATCGGTATCCGCACCAGCGGCAAGGCGCTGCAGGCGTTTGCCCATGTCGGCGGTAACGACGTGTACCGGGGCGGAGCCAGCATGACGCACTTCCGCGCGGCTGGCTTCCGTCCGCTGAAAGGCTTCCAGCTTCGGTATCTTTACTTCCTGCACCCCACGGCCAGGGAGCGGCTGACGGTGCCGGTGATACCATACTCTGCAATCCGCACGGCGGGTGCTTCGATGGCTCGCGGTGTTCGTGTAAGCGTCGGAAGTGGCCCGGCAGACACAGCCGCGTTTTACCGCGCGGAAGAGGGCGGTTCGACCCCGACCCCGACGCTCCAAGATCCATAGCCGCGCGTACTATGTAACCTAAAGGAGCATTCGATGCCCGCATTGAATATCACCGAAACGCTTTCTCTCACGCACGCTGTCGTAGCCACCAGCCCGGCGTCCCCCAGCAGCGCCAAAACCGTAAGCAGCGGTCCGGTTAAGATCAGCCAGATCGGGAGCAATGTCTCCAGCGGCATTCAAATCGTGACTACCACCGCCGAGGTCATCAATATCGGGGCAGTGGCGGGAGGCGCGCTGGGCCGCTTCGCCATCAAAAACCTGGACGGCGCGAATGACCTGAGTGTGTTGCCGGGACTGGCCGGACCGGCGTTCCTCACATTGCTGCCTGGGGAAATGGCGCAAGGCCGCTTCGACGCCAGCGTCACGGCTCCGGCGGTCAAAACGAGCGCGGCGGCGGGCAGTTCGATCACCGCTATAGCCGTGGCGACCGGCGGCGCCGGCTATACGGTTGCGCCGACAGTCACCCTGGCTGGCGCAGGCGCAGGCACCGGAGCGGCATTCACAGTGAACCTAACAGGAGGCGCGGTTAGCTCTGTCACTGTGACTGCCGGAGGGTCCGGGTATCCAAGTAGCGGCGTAACCGCGACATTTACGGGTGGCACTTTCACCACCGCCGCTACGGCGGGCGCGGTCACGGTAACAACGCCAGCCACGACGGTGTTGATGGAATACATCGTCTGCGCGGACTAGATGACCGTCGAGTTCACACGCCAGGGCAAAACCTATTTCTGCGTGCTCGGACCTGTTCACGGACCCACGCCCCCAGAGCGGATTTCTATTGCGTTCCGCCCTTGCGCCTACAAAGCGCCGGTCATGCTAGAACTCGCCTATCTCGGCCGCGATCCCACACGCGCCATAGAGCTGTACCAGCCCGTCGAAAGCGATCCTGGCGAAGACTGATTTCCCGCAGCGTGAAGCTCCTTCGCGCGTGAAGCTTCAGACGCGGTGAAGCCCCTATTGTGGTGAAGCTCCGGGACTCGTGAAGCCTTCTGGTGAGTGAAGCTCTCTCGCACCCGTGCCCACGACGTAGCGGTCGAGCAACTGGTGAAACACTGTCACGCAGCCGGCGCAAAGGTCCGGCGGCAAGGTGCGCACTCGTCGGCGACCAGTCGCCACCAGAAGTGCCGCACCGCAATAGGCATGCCATGGGTCATCGTAGAGTTCCAGGTGTGTCACGCCGTCGAAGTCGCGCACCCGCAAGTCGATCTGATTGAGCACCCAGGTCTGCAGGAACCGGCGTTGGTGCTGCAGCAGACCGTTGCGGGCGCGCAGCGCCTGGCACTCCCGGCAGACCCGCTTCACCGTTTTGCCGCATTCCGCGCAGATCACGCGCACTAGAATATCAGGATTTACACTATTTGCTGAGTGTTGACAGAGACAGCAAAATTAGGTATCCTATAAGAGATCGGATAGCCGATCAGAAACGGACTAAGACAAACAAATGACACAGCATTGGTATGACGCGGAGGTCGTAAACCTCAAAGGCCTAAAGGCTAGAGCGCGTGACAATTACGCGATTGGCATGAAGGTGAAGGCGCATCTGAAAGATGGGGAGCCCACTTCGGTGGTGATCCAGGGGACAGGGATGTATGGCACCGATGCCATTGTGCCGCGCACTCTCATTCGCTTTACGGGAATGGGGGTGAAGTAAGCGATGACCATCCAACAAGCGGCACAAACGGCACTCGATATTCAGTACGCTTCCAATGCGTCGGGAGTGACTAAAACGCTGGCAGGACCAGTCGCAGATGCGATCTGGGAAGAGGTGCGCAGCTCGGGCAGCGGGTGTTTCAACCGGCATCCCATCATCGCTCTGTTCCTCTTCAAAATTGGTGAGCTGAACGGCTGCGGAATCAGTTCGCTCGATCCCGGTTATGAGGCAGCCGAGCAGGCGTGCATCGCCTTGGCTGCGGAGGTGTCCCAGTAATGGCCACCACTCTGATCTATGAACTCATGGCGCGGTGGGAATCCCGCTCCGGGAAGTGGTGGGCCAATCTTTACCATGACGGTGAACACGCTTTCTACCGGGGAGTGGGATGCGGCGGAAACATGGGCCTCATCACCTGGGAAGCCGCGATAGTGGAATTGCAAGCAAAGGTGGATTCCGGCTACTTCCAACCGGATGCGCTCAAGATCCCGATGAAGAGAGTGAAGTAAGTTACCAGACAAACAAGAGGACAACGGACTAAATGACTAACAACGAACAAACGAAAAAGCCTGCGGAGATCACTCCCCAGGAGATGCACGAAAAGATGCTGGCCATTGCGGCCACCATCGGCCTCCCGAAGCACTACAGAAATGATCTGCTTTTTCATGACCTGGAAGCGCTGTGCGATATGCGCGCTGCAGGCAAAACGAGGTTCTGGTGGCGGCTGCGCGAATGCGGCACCCAATTCTCTTCGCACTCGGAGAGCTACGCGCGGATGGAGTGGAGCAATGAGCAGGGCCACTGCTACTTTGGCGATCTGGCCACCGGCGAACTCAGGCTGCTGCCGGTTCCGGCTGAAAGGCGGGTGCGGTAGATGGCGGCCAACGATTCCAAACCAGGTTGTTTGAGCATCATTGGGTTCTTTCTCTTTCTGGGAGGTGCAGTATGGCTATTCCAAACGCTCACCGCCACTCCCCAGGATAAGGCCCGGTGGGCCAAGAATGACCGAGAGCACGCCGCATATAACGCACAGAAGGTTAAGGACCCGCAATCGCAACTCGAATATTACGCTTGCAAGAAAGTGCAAAAATATGCACTCGATCAACTCCGCGCTCCTTCTACGGCAGACTTCCCATCTTGCACTTGGGATGGGAAAGGGGCGGTCACCTACAAAGGCGACGGGCATTACGAGGTAAATTCCTACGTCGATTCACAGAACGGCTTTGGTGCGATGCTCCGCAGTACGTTTTGGGGAAAGATAAACATAGCAGAGAACCACTGGACAATCTCTGATTTCGGTTTTGAAGGAGGGTTGCAATGACCCTCTTTATCCGAATCGGGAACCTCACTTACGAGGTTCCCCGCAGCGGTATGAATGGCCTCCTGGGGCAACTCAAGGTGGCCGCGGATCAAAGCGGCAAACCGGTGACAGCTACCATCACGGTGCTGCCGGCCGCAGCCCAACGCGCTTGCGATCTCATCACCGATACGCTGCAGGAGTTCCGCCGATGAGCGCATACAAGGTGGCTCAGAATCCCTACACTAAACTCTGGGTTGTGGTGGGCTTTGCGGGATTTGTCCGCAAGGGAAAGCCGGTGTATATCCCGGTATCCGATGGCTTCCCCACCAAGGCAGCCGCACTGAAACACATTCCGCACCTGATGGCAGCGGAAGCATCGGCCAAGCGGGAGTTGTCGGTATGAGCAACACCAAGCGCATTGCCGAACTCAACGACCTCGCGCGTACCGCGATGGGCATCTGTAGCCGCGCGCATCAGACCAGGGGCATCTCAGCACTGCCGCCCGCGGTTCAATCGCGCATCCGGGAGAAGGTGGAAACCTTCTCGGATTTCACGCCCGGTAATGATCCGCATGGTGAGCGGGATTTCGGCAACTTCGAGATCAATGACGGCTTTGATGGATTTGAACACGACCCGATTAAAGTGTTCTGGAAAATCGACTATTACGACAAGGCGCTGGAGTACGGCAGCGAGGATCCGGCAGACCCGAAAGTTACAACGCGGGTTCTGACCATCATGCTGGCCGAAGAGTACTAAGCAAAGGAAAGGACTAACTATGAAAACGACGGAAACAACAGATACCAGAACCTTATCCGAAAAGCGCCGCGCTGCCAGTCTGGCGCGGACCACCTTCTCGGGTGGACATGGCAAGCGCTCGAAGAAGATCCGCTGCGAATGCGGCCAGATGACTGCCAAGCGCGCACTCGCCAGGGGCCACTACTGCGGAGCGGAAGCGGTTGCCACCAAGGCGGCCGATGAGATTACGGACCTATGGTGGGCCGCGCCGGATCTGAACAAGGCAACCAAGATGGATGTAGTGCGCGAGATCATCCTGCGCCACTTCAAGGAGTCGAAAGCATGAGCCACTACGAGTATGTTCTGGCGCGATCCGCTGGCGAGAAGTGGGGTCCAAGCATTTGGAACTTCTACGAGACTCTGCAGGGTGCCACCACGGCAGCTTCGGAGGTCAACCGGCAGGAGAAAGGCGAACCTTATACGCCGATGACCTACCTGCGCTTTCAGGAGTTGGAGCGCGAGTTCTGGCTCAAGGAGGGACCGGCCAGGATCACCGCGGAGAAGTTCCATGACATGCTGAATGTCCTGCCACCGATGCGCTGGAAACAGGAGGGTGCTTTCAACTCCTTCATGATGTCCGAGCGCATGAGCGGAACATTCACTTACCAGTACGCGCAGCTCGGGTTCGAGACCGGTGCGGTGTACTTCCAGAAGATGGTGGATCTGTCCGATGCCACAACCTTCATGACAGAAAAGAGCGTGCGAGCACTATGACACTAACGATAACAATCACCATGGGTAACGATGCCATGCAGACTATCGAGGATCTTTCCGCAGCGCTTCGCAAGGTTGCCAGAGAGGTGGATGAACTGGACATGATCGAAGCCGGTTCCGAGATACTCTCTGGCCGCATTAGAGACGCCAACGCCAATTCGGTAGGAGAGTGGAACATCACAGGCAAAGCATAAAAACGACGGAACAACATCGGCCCCGATTCGGATCACTTCCAGATCGGGGCGTTTTGGTGAATCCCGGAGTATGGTGAAGCTCCGAGGCCGGTGAAGCTCGATGGTTGGTGAAGCTCGATGGTTGGTGAAGACGGTTGGTGAAGCTCGGGTGGGGACTAGTGAGCGCTTTGGTCGGGGACGGGTTGGTGGGATGAAAAGCATAGTCCAACCTTACAGTCCTTTTCTGTTTCTGTCAATAGATCAGCAAAAGAAAATGTGAAAAATCTTTTTCGATGAATCTTTGCTGATTGCTTGACACATACAGCATGTCATGCTTACTATGGTGGAGTACTTGCCTAATGCGGTACAGAAAAGGACAAACAAACAACATGACAAACAAACAGAACATCCTGAGCGCCAAGGCCGAAAAGCTGATTGCCGATACTACAAAGGCAGTAAAGGCCGCTACAAAAGCCGAGGTATTACAGGCTGAGGCATTCAAGGCCGCATCCAAGGCCGCTCGTAAGGCCGCTCCCAAGGCTGAGGCCGCATCCAAGGCCGCTCCTAAGGCCGCTCCTAAGGCCGCTGCCGCTCCTAAGGCCTTTGGCATCCACATCAACAAAACAGGCCGCGTATGCTTTTCGGCCATCGCTGCCGCGCGTATCCCTGCCGAGCTGGCGCATGTGGAAGTAAAGGCCGATGGCAAGAAAATTACCATCCAGCCTGTAGCGAAATTCTCCGAGACATCTACCGAGCTTCGATGGGCTGGCAATCGGCCTTACATCTCTGCTACCAAAATCCTTAAGGCTACTGGCCTTTTTGATGGCTCTAAGAGCTTTGATTTTGAGGCCGCTCCGATCAATGGATGCGGCTTTCAATTCGTAATGGCATAAGGCCTTTTCGAATCTCTCTCTGGCCCCAGCGCATAGCTGGGGCCATTCCCATTTCAAGATAAAAGGAACAAACATTTCATATGGCAAAACAGACAATAGAGCTTTCTAGGGAACAAATGATACTTATGCGCTATGCGCTCATTGATTGGCGCGATTCTGAGGCCTCCCGCGAAGTAATGGAGATACTCTCGGAGGCCATCCGAAAAGCAAATGCCGAATCTGACATGCGCCCCGGAGATGATCTCTAAGGCCAAGTAAACATCCGCAGTACCATTCAAGGCCTCATGCTTGTGCATGAGGCCTTTTCTTTTGGCCCCTGAGCGCTGCCGCTGGCCTGAGCGCTGCCGCTGGCCTGAGCGCTGCCGCTGGCCTGAGCGCTGCCGCTGGCCTGAGCGCTGCCGCTGGCCCTTAATACCGAACCGCCCAGGCGCGGTCACACCTTTCACGCCGCACGTAGCACTCCACCTTTATCGCCATCCACTTCATAGTCGCCACTACAGCCTCACCGCGCGGTCGCCACGCTGGTCGGCCCACTCCCCATCAGTCTCCCGACTCCGACCTCACCTGACGCATCTGGTGCCAACTGGTGGGCCAACCTTGGTCGGAGACTCCTTGGTTCCGACTTTTTGACTAAAAGGTACTCCGCGCCGGACCGAAGGCCGGCGGGCCTGCCGCCCGCACAAAATCGCTAGTATCGACGTAAATTGGTGATTTTAGGTGACTTACGCCAACTAAAGTCATAGTAAGTCGTAGTCAAGGCCGATTTTTGCTACTCCAGACCACGACTTCCTCACTCGTGATCTCGCCGGTGGCTTGATCCGCGCGGCCGCGGGAGTCCCACAGTTCCCACTCGCCGGCCGCGTTGCGTTTACAGCCCAACACGCGCAACGCCGCGAAGTCGCGCATCGCCCACACCTTCCCGAGCAATTTCAACTTATCCGCTTGTGTCAGCGTCACAAATTCTCCTGTTCGAGCGCCTGGATGCCCGCATAGACTACCTCGTCGTTTCGCTCTACCGACTGCCTTGGCTCCAGCCGGTTAAACTCCTCGATCCACTCCTCCAGCGTCATCTTGGCGGCGACTGCCTGCTTGCAGAGACGCAGCCCCATTCGCAAGTGGTCGACTTCGACCGACAGGGCCTCGTTCTCGCGCTGTAATCTTTCTAGTTCAGAATCACCCATTCAGGTCTATGCTATGGCTAAATGCTGTTCCCCGCGTTCCTGATGCAACTCATCATCGTGCTGGTCATCGTCGCGCTGGCCCTCTGGCTTCTCAGCATGATTCCCATGGACCCGGTGCTTGCCAGGATGATCCGCATCATACTCATCGTGGGCGTGTGTCTCTGGCTGTTGTACCTGTTGAGCGGGTTTCTGGGCGTTGCGCCCACGCGCCGATAGCGGCTGGCCTGTCACTGAATCCCCGGAATGGCATCGGTTCGATCGCAGGCGCTCATACCTTGATTCTCACTTCCCGCGGTGCAGCCTCCTTGCCCTTGGTCCCGCGAATCACCGAGGGCTGCCACACGAGCTGCTTGTACTTGCCGAATAACCCGCGCCCTTCCCGGTAGTCCTTGAAGTGCCCCCGGCAGATGTGCATCGCCTTGGCGATCCCGTTGGTGGTGCCGGCGCCTCCCTGCGTCCGTAGGATCTGCTTTAAGGGCTCGATCTCCAAAGTATGAAACGGACGCGGCCAGACGCCCGTCCGCGCGTGGTACTTTTTAGCCAATGGTCCCGGCGTCTCCTGGTCGACCACCTTCACATTCTTGCAATGCAGGAACGACACCGCCAGGAGCGCCGGATGCAACAGAGTCATGTGGAGTGTGAGGGCTTCATTAAACTGCGGATCGGCGTAGCACTGCATGTGCGGCGTCCCGATCAGCACGCCCTCCTTATCGACCAGAAGAAACCAGGTGCCCGCCGGCCCCTCGATCTCCTTGCCGCGAACATCGTAGTCGGTGAACATCTCCGCGCATAAGACCCACTTGGCGTTTTCCGGAATCTCTCCGTCGGCTTTACATCCCGAGGCTTCCGCCGCCAGCCACAGCACGCCCATGCGCGCGTGCCGCCCCAGCGTGTCCGACATACTGGTATCGCCGTAGCTGTCGCTGTGAATGGTCTGCGGCATCTTGTGTTCGGTCCAGAACACCTCGTAAGGCGGCGCGAGGTTGGGGAAGTCGCGCGTAAGGTCCCAGTACTCCTGGCCGGTGCCGCGAAAGTAGTAATCCGCCACGTTGTCGATCAACAGGACGGGCACGCCGTCCCCGCAGACGATCTCCATCATGCGCCGCGCGTGCTGCGCCCATTTGTCCCCGTAGCGCCGCGCCACCCACCAGGGCATTTGCAGCCGCCCCGCCGCCCGGATGTCGTCAATCAATCGTGGCATCAGTACAACCTCATGCGCATACTGCCAGGATCGAGTTGTTCCTGCGCCGCGAAGTGATACGAGGCCGGGCCGGTGGCATAGCGCCCGTCAATTAACTCCTGGGAAACGATCAGCATCTCATCCGGCGACTGGACACAGACTGAGAGGATGTCCCTGTAGGTCACCCATCCGCGCTTCAGCGCCTCCCGTGTGCCCCGTGTCTTGATGAACTTCATAAACTCTCCCGACGACAGCGCCTGCGCCGCTGCTGTGGACTCGTATTGGTCGGCGCGCGAAGTGAAAGCGACCGCCGCTGGCTCCACGGCGTCAACCAGGCTCTGTATCAACTGAAAGAATAGATCCTTATTGCCGCTCAATTCGCAGGCCAGCCGTTCAGGAACCTTCGCCCGCGTCCAGGCTAGTTCCCCATCCGGGCCTCGTATGGCAACGGAAAACTCGACTTGGAACCGGCAGTCGGCAAGCGCGTTTAGCGCGGTTTTAAGCGCTGTATCCGCCTCCTGCTTCAACTCGTCCTTCGTGACTACTTCCTCTGTGGGCTTACGCATCGGCCACCTCGATCTCGTACTCCTGATCGTCTAAACCCTTCACGGTCTGTTGCTCAAAGTCGATATAGAGCGGGATCGTGACCACTCTCTCGTGCTGCGCTTCGGCCTCTATCCAGGTAGCACAGCGGCGTTGTTCGACCCCTTTGTCCTTCCAGAAGACCATCGTCTCGAAGAGATGCGCCGGACCAGCCTGCATGAAGTTTTGGTTGAGACCAAGAAACGCCGTTGAGATGAAGTACTTCCCGACGACATGCTGCGCGACGATGCGCCCCTTATTTCCCGCCCCGAAACTCCATTCCGCCCACTTGAGAAAGTCGGGTTCTTCCACCACGCTCTGGCCCACTAAGATGTAATGCCGGATCATGGCTCGATAACCTCCAGCTCCTCGCGCACGCTGAAGCGGCAGAGCGTGATCTTGTTGCCCGACTCGCGCGCAATCTCCCGCGCCAGCTCTCGCAGCGGGTCGACGCGCGTCTTGTCCGCGCAGATGAGCGGCAAGGGGTACACGCCGCAGAACGCCGGGATGCCTTCGCCATCGGCGTCGCTGGCGATGAAGACGAATACCTCGTCGATGCGTAGCAGCGTCTTCTTAGCGTCAAACGTCCTCATGCCTTCACCTCTTTCGCCAACGGCTTGTTGGTCTGATAGTCGATGCCCAGCGCGGCTTTGCGGGCGCGCGCTCGACGACTCGCTTCTGAGAGTTTGCGCTTCCACTCGGCGATGGCTTGCGGTGATCTGTCGTGGCTGTTACTGCCTCGTTGCGACTTCGCGGCGGACGCTGCCTTCTCCTTTTTCGCGGCGCGTGCTTTTACCAGTCTCGCCATCATCGCGCGACGTTCCGGAGTCCATGTCGCCCGATTGATCCTACGCCCGATTGAGTCGTAACGTTGCTCGGGTTTCGCCTGTACGCGCGGCTTATTCTTGCCGCCTGCAGGCCGCCCCAGCTTCTTCGGCACTGGCAGGGCGGGCAATGTCTCGGGCCAGTCTTCCGTTCTCGCCACCGTCATCGTTCTATCGACGGCGCGCCCGCGCGTCAGTGACGTTAACGCATCCTGCGCCCCCGCCACCATTAGAAACTCGATCAACTGCGTGTTGTTCGCCGTCAAGAGGTCGATCTGCTCCTGATTGCGGTGGATCATGCGTAATATGTTTTGAGTGTCCATTTCGTCGTCTAAGTCCTTTGTCGGTTTGTTTGTCTTACTTTCCGGATCTGTACTAATTCATCACTTCAGCAACGAGCGTCGCCTCGACTTCATACCATCTCTCATCACCGACCGGCTCCAGGGCCGAACCATCAGCGCATTGCTCCCAGGATTCCCGTGCTTCCTCCAGCGTGACTTCACGAATGATCACGATGCGCATCCCGTTCGCTGCGCGAACCTTATCCCCCGGCTGGAGATCCCTTCGGTCGCAACCCATGAAACCCCTCATGTTGATTGCTCTCCGGGTACGTCTTTCGAGTGAATAATCTGCACCAAGTCGAAACAGGGAATACAAACGAAGTCCACCGTTTGTGGTGCCCATCCGACCAGCAGATGGCAGATTCGACACGCGACCATCTGAGGGTCCATCATCGTGATACCCGTCTTCATGCCACCGCTCGCTTTCTGGCGCTGCGCCGCACATAGTCGGTGTAATTCAGCAGTGTCTTGACGTTGTGCATGTAATGCGAGAACGCGCGACTCGGGCTGTCTTTCATCACAATCGTGTTCTCGAAGTGATACTTCGCTTCCAGGCCGCGCTGGGTCAGTCGCAAGCCATCCCGGCTGTATTCGATCCATCCGCGGTGATACAGGCTGCCCAATGAACGCTGATCGATATGGATGGCCGAGTCCAGGGATAGAGCGTCATCCGGGCGCTCGGTAAAGATGCGCAACGCGGCGCACTGCCGGTTCGACATCAGTACCTTGTGATTTAGATCGCCGATGGCTTCCATGCGGTTAATCGCACTGCACCACCGCGAGTTTGTTCTCGATAGTCCTCATATTCGCGTTAGTCCTTTCCTTTTGTTTGTTTGTCAAATGTAATTCGATGCATCATTTTACTGCAATCCTCCTGCTTTTAAGCAGGATCGGAATAATACCTCAGAGTCCTAAACTGGCCTGAATGGCATCTTCGGCACACTGACAGCGCTTGGCCGCCGTGGTCTGATTCGGTCCGTCCACGATGATAAAGCCCAGGCCATTACACATAGGGCACTTGCCTTTGCCGGGGCTGCTAGTCTGTTCATTGGCCTTGCGCGGGTGGAAATAGCGATAGATGTGAGCGGGCGTGGGTGCCTCGATCTCATCCTGTAGCCAGGTCGTTACGAACACCCGCGCCGCGCCCGCTGACGTCGCAGTCTCCATCATATCGACGAGCAGCTCGATAGCCTCGTCGTTGCCGGTCGGGTATTTTGGTAAGCCGGAAAGCCTTGCGATGAGTTCGCGGGCGAAGGCACGTTTAATCATGAGGCCACCTCAAAATCGAATAGTGTTCCGAATGCTGGCTTGGCCTTGAGAATAGCTTGGCGTTTTTCCCATTTAGCCCAATAGAGAAGTTTGGCAGCCCACCGCTCAGGGGATGCCTTAGCTTTGCCCCGATTGCAGCTCATACAACACCACTTAGTATTGGTCGTATAAAACGGATCGTCTGCGGGTCGGATGATATCGAGGGTCACATCGCCAAGTCCATTTGCCATTTCTGCGAAGGGACGGCGACAATATGGGCAACCGTTCTTGAATGCGTGCTCGATGTCGTGTGCCATGTTCCGGATATCCCAACCAAAACGATCTGTTAGCTCACTTGCGGCCTGAATCAACCCCGTTTTCTTGAACTTCGGTGCATGTTTAAGCAGGGCACTGCGCGCTTTGACCAGAAACCGCTTGCCGTTGTTTTTGTCGTCGGTGCGCCGGGTAAGACGGCAACCGATACAGCGGAGTTGTTTATTTGCTTTCCCGTAGCAAGAATTCTTACTACGGACCACCTCGAAGAACACTTCGCCGTACCACTCTCGACACTCAACACAATACAGTTGTCGCTCCGGTATCATTGCCGGCCTCGCAGTCTGTCCTTCTCCGCCAGCCGTCCCATGCTCGCCGCGTTCCGCTCTCCCGCCGTCGCATAAGCCCTCAGTGCAGGCTTCCGGATCACCGGCGCTACAGTCCAGTCCCGATCTTCCAGCCAGCGCCACAACTGCGGAATGAACTTTCCGGCCTCCAGGGTGTTCCAGTACTCAATCCACTGAGCGTGGCGAATCTCGATGGTTTTGGCACATCGCGCGGCTGTGTCCGAACCATCACCCAGAATCGCGTCCAATCTCAGCAGCGCCTTGACCGGCAAGCCCGGCTGCGGGTGTACTTTCAGTAACGTTTCGCAGAGTTCAAGCGTGAAGGGCGAGCGCAGCGAGAGGCGTTGGCCGCGAAAGTTTTCCTCAGAAGACGACGGGGCCGCCGCCGCCGCATGGTGTACGCTCCGGGGCACGGCGTCCCCCTCGTTTCCAGATAAGTAGGTTCTCTGAGTAGGTTCAGTCAATAAGGATACGGGGGGTCCAGACCTGACATCTGTGTCAGGTCTGACCTGACAATTAGTCAGTTCTGGCGCGGCTTCCGGTGGACGCGGCGGGTTAGGATTTTCCACCGCTGTGGAAAAAGTTTTCCGCAGGAGCAGACGCCACTGATCCCGCGCCGCGATGATGTACTGGCAGGTGTGCTGACATCGGTCGACGGCGATCAGCCGCCATTTCCGCAACTCGGCCAGCGCGCGATAGATTGTGCGCTCGCATACCTTCAGGTTATCCGCCAGGCGCTTGATACGCGGGTTACATTGGCCGGTGACTTTGTTCCGATAGTCGTCCAGGAGAGCTAACAGGAGTTTGGCGTAGGTGGAGAGATGATCGTCTTCCAGGAGAAACTTTGGCAGAATCAGGGACGGTTGGGTTATATTGGACATGCAATGCCTTTTCTAAGTGCCTTGTTGCGTTAGGCCATTTTTCCGTGGCCTTTTCGGAGCAGTCCTCTTTTTGAATGGGTTTTGTTTTGTTTGTCTTGAGGGCCGCGTGAGATGGCCTAGTCCTCCATCTCGATACGCGGCTTTCTTTTTTATGGGCTGCGCTCGTGCGCTGTGAGCCATTCCGCCAGTTCGCGCGAAGACGCCACCACGGCCACGCGCAGGCGGTAGCCTAACGTCAATTGCTGGATCTTGAACCGCTGATCGGCCGAGAGGCCGCCGCCTACTTCCCGCTTGACCTCCAGCATGAAACCGGGGTGCCGGGAATGGATCACCACGTAATCCGGCAGGCCGCGCTCACCCAGGCGAATCCAGCGCCCGTCATTTGTCTTGAAAGTGCCGACATGCTGGCGCGCCGGATAGTAGCCGCGAACCCGCAAAAGGTCCAGACAAGCACGCTCTACATCGTTCTCCGAGAGCGGCGGCGGTGCTTTCAGGCGGAATGCCGGTGCCCGTTTCATGGCAGATGCACCCGCGCCATATGGTCCGCCAGCGGAAACGGAATCTTCGAAAGGGTAGCTACGGCGTTTTTCCGCTCGGGAGTGGTGGAGTAGAACCGCGAGAACGGCGTATCTTCGAAGCGCGGCGCGAACCCCTTCCGGCCCCCTGCCGGAAATGGCATCAGCGCCGGGACATCACCCCACAGATAGTAGCTGTGATAGTGCCAGGCCGCGCGGCCTACCCACGGCTGGGCTCCGCGCACATTCTCAACGATCAGCGGGATCGGTCGGCCGGCAGCTTCGGACGCTTCCCGGCGAATCCGGAAGCACGCTTCGAACAGGGAATTATCGGGAGGTGGTAAATCGCGGACCCGCTTCCAGGGCATCGCCCGATAGCTGTATTGCTGGCAGGGGGGAGACGCAACAATCACAGCCGCATCGCGGAACTGCGATCCGTGGAGCGTAAGTACATCCTGAATAACGAGTTGCGCCGGATACGGGCGGCGCTCGATGTCGAAACCCACCACCTCGTAGCCATTGGCCAGAAATCCTTCCGTCCAGCCGCCGAGGCGGCAAAAGAGATCAATACAGAACGGTTTAGACTGAGGGCTCATGGATACTGGCCCCGAGAACCAAAAGAGCCCGAGATCAGTCTCGGGCTCGGATGTCTTACTGCTGTTGTTACTACTGTTTGGGAGCTATGCGCGCGGCTGCTGGAGTCGGCCTGGAGACAATCGCGCACAGCCCCTAAGCCACCTTTCGGCGGATTGAAAATGCCGGATACATACTGTCTTGAATCTGTTCCGATTTAATACAGTATGTTTCCGGCTTTTTATTGGCAATTCCGCTCCCGCCGTCATCATCCGGCTTGAAGTGGATCATAATTTCGCCGTTTTCCAGTAATTCGACGCGCTCTACCCGCTTGCGGATCGCTTCGCGCTTCTCTTCCGGGCTCATTACAGCCGTTAACTTGCGCCCGGTACTCTTTTCTAGGCTGAAGGCCTTGCGCGCCTTCGGAGCGGGCTGTATTGCCGACAATTGCGCCTCTAAAGTACGGCGCTGTTTCTGGCAATCTTTCAGCGCCGTCCGGAATGTCTCATAGGCGTCCGTCAGATCCGGATCGAGCATCGATTGGGTGGCGCGGAATTCCTTGGTCTTCAGTTTCCCGATAGCCTTTTCCAGATCCGCCCGCTGCTTCGCGACCTCGGGAGCGGCTTGGACCTTCGCGGCCTCCCGTTGATGTTCGCGGTAGAGTGCCGGGGCATCGGCATCCAAGGCCAATACGGTCTTCCAAACTGTTTCTTCAATAGCATTCACAGGCTGCGAAAGCTGGTCGCAGCGGCGCTTGTAATGGGCATCAATGTTATTGCAGCGATACCGGATCGTTCCATGGTTGCAATTGATTACGCAGGAGTATCCGCACTTTCCGCACTTCAGCAAGCCGCGCAGCATGTAGACCGCTGGCCTGCCACCGTTCAAGCGCTTATTCGCTGCCATGCGTAGCCGCACTCGATCGAAAAGAGCGCGGTCGATAATAGGCGGCGTCGGAACCATAATCCAGTCCGCTTCCGGGCGATATTTAGCTGAGGTCTTTTTAGACTTACCCGCGGGTGCGGCTTTTCGCCTCTCGCCCTTCGGCTCAGACTTCACCCGGCGATTGTATCGCGCTTCGCCATAGTAGGTGGTATTGGCTAGCATCTGCGAAATGACCTGTTTCGCCCATAACTTCGCCTTCAGAGGCCGGACCCCTTCATCGCCGAGGCGTCGGCAGATATCCAGCAGGCCCATGCCATCCGCCGCCCACTGGAAGATGTTCCGCACCACCGCCGCCTGCTCGGGCACAATGGCCAACCCGCCCTTCTTGCCCTGGAGTTTGCCTTCATACCGATAGCCATATGCGATCCGCCCACCGACAATGTGGCCCTGCATCGCCTTCTCTTTACGACCCCGTGCGGAGCGCTCCGCAAACTTAGCCTTCTCGAACTCCGCGAAGACGCCGCGCATGTTCAGCATCATCTTACCTTCCGGATTGTCTCCCACCGGAGCATTGACTACTTCCAG